GGTCATTGCCTGCTGTGGTGGCATTTACGAGCAACAGCAGTGTTGTCATCGTGCCGTCTAGGTTGGCGATGGTCAGCGTGGGGCGCGGCAGTGTGCCGGTGTTGGTGTATTCAAAGCCCTCCGCTTTTACTGGTAGGCGGGTGTATGAGTTGCCGTTCCAGATGATGTTGCCGCTGACGTTAGCGTTAGCGCCGTTATGAAAGCGGTACGTGTCGTTGCTACCGTGCAACGTTGTGTCCAACGTTAGCTCAAACAACTCAATAATTGCACTCGGTGCAATGGCGGCTAGATCCTCGTAGCTGCTAGCAATCGCAACCCATGTGACCGTGTTATCGGTGACGTAACTGCCAACGTCTGTTGCCCAGACAGGTTGTGTGGCGCCACTGGTGCCAGCCGTAGTGCATTTGAAAACAAGACCTGATGCCTGCAGCGTTGTAGAACGCCGGATGTTGCCAACGGCAAAGGCAGTGCTAGCGGTCCAGGGTGCGTATGCCATTACGGTTCAAAGACTTGGCGGAAGGTGGCTTGAATGCTATTTATGTTGCATGAAATCATTGTTGTTGACCATTCATCACAGACCCATTTACCAGCAGAGCCATATGGCGGGGTCCAATCAAATGACTCAACCGCACCACGTGCCTCTAAAAAATTATTGATGTTGTCACGCTCAGTATCTGTACGATTATTAAATGTCAATCTCCAAACAGAAGGTTGAGTATTCAAGCCATATGCCAGACGTTGTTCATATCCATCGCCAAACTGCACGCGACGCACGATAGGTGCTTGAGTTTCGCCAGCGTCAAAATCTGGTGTGAATGTAAATGTCGCCATCAGCGTGTACCAGAAAGTAGTCCGCCTGGACGTTGCTGCTTGATTATCTCACTCTGCACTGCAGATGAAATAGCAACGCCCAAAGCTTTTGCATTTGCGCCTTCGCCTTCCACCGCACTGCTCTTGGCATCGACGTTCACCACTACACTAACGGGTCCCCCGCCACCGGCAGATTCAATGCCGAGGCGACCATCACGGCCGCGACGCAGCGGCATGATCGCCTCAGGTCCGGCTTCGCCCATCAGGCCAAGATTCCCCGCACCACCGTTGGCGAAGGCGAACATGGTCGGCTTGTCAATGATGCCGCCCTTGCCAAAGAAGCCAACTGTTGTGCTTAGTTTGCTTGCAGCGCTAAGAAGATTGCTGCCGCCACCCGAGGTTAAATTTCTAATTCCCTCCATGATTGGCGCGATGATCAGCAACCGCGTGATCATGCGAGTGGTTTCCTCGATGATCGACATTGCAAACTGCCTGAAGTTAAACGTGCCAGTGGTCACCAGGCTAACGATTGAATCCTCTAATCCCTTAAAACCACTGATGGTCAGGTTGGCAAGGTTCGCGCCAAGCGTGCCGATGCTTTCAATGTAGGAACTGATGCCAGCGTTAAAGTCTTCCATGGCCGAGGTGGTCTTCTCGACTGAGATGTAGAACAGCTCGCCACTCATGCCAGCCTCGAAGCCAGCGCCGTAGAAATCCTTAAATGCTTTGATGCCCGCTTCGATGCCTTCGAACTCAAGCCTGCGCAGATCAATCGACAGCTTCCGCTGAATGTTGGCCTGCTGCTCACCGCTCAAGGCTGCACGGAAAGCCTTGTCAGATGCAGCGATTGCAGCGCGGCGTTTCTCCTCAAACTCCAGCGCAACCTTCTTAACAGGGTTAGTTTCGCGTTCAATATTTAATGCTGCTTGCGATTGCTTTAACGCTTCAGCAGAATCAAGCAATGCTGCCTTACGCCGTTCTGCTTCATCTTTTGCCTCCTGCTTGCCGCCGTCACCAGTCCGCAAACCACTGATGTCAGGCGTTGTACCGGGTGGTGGGGTTGGAATGTTTGGCATCTGCAAGCCCTTGCCCAGAGTGTCGCTGATCCGATTTGTCAGATCATCGATCATCTTGCCCACGCCAGCCACCAGGGCAAACGTGCCAAGCGTGCCAGCAGCGACAGCAGCAACAGCTTTGGCTTGAGCTGGTCCAGGAGTCTGCAGCGCAGCGATCACGCCCAACACCGAAGCCCTGGCCGTCTCGATTGCTAACAGCGTGCGCTGCAGGATCACCATCGGCCGCAACACCTTGAGCACTCCACCAAGTGCAGTGGCAAAGGTGGTCACGTTGGTGGCAATGAACACGCCGGCAGTCACGCTGCCAAGCACAACCATTGTCTTAATCAAGGTCGCCGCAATTTGCTGTAATCCAGCCGCACCGCCGATCGCCTTGTAAAACTCGGTTGCCATCGTGCCGACAAAGGTCGCAACCTGGCCAACAACAGTCACCAGACCACTCAGTATGGGCAGCAATGCGGAGCCGACCTGCACGGTGAGCACGGTCACCTGCGCCTTCATGATTCCGAGCGAATCGTTGAAGGCATCAGCCTTGTTCGCAAAGTCTGGACCGATGCCCAGACCGAAGCGCTGTATCTCCTTGCTGCCGAGATTCAGGATTGGAATCAGCTCGCTGCCAGATTTGCCGAAGATCTTCATTGCCAGCGCGGCCTTCTCCGGTCCATCGCGCATCGCAGCAAAGCGATCAGCTACATCGAGAAACACTTTGTCGGCTTTCCGCAGCGTGCCATCGGTTTCGGTGGTGCTGACCGCCAGCGTCTTAAATGCTGCAGCAGCCGGACCACCTGCAGTAGCCGCGGCCACCATGTTCTTGTTGAGCAGCGTCAATCCTTTGGCAACACCTTCGATGCTGCTGCCGCTCAGTTCGGCTGCCACCTTGAACTGGCCTAGCGTTTCAATGCCGACGCCAGTGCGCTGCGATAAGTCGCGCATGTCATCGGCTAAGTCGATTGCGCCCTTGATTGCAGCGCTAAATCCACCCACAGCTAGCGCAGCACCAAGGCCGCGGAATGCCATGCCCAGGCCAGCCACAGCCATCGAGGTATTTTTGACCTGCCCTTGCAATCCCTGCATGGAATTGCCAAGCCGACGGATATTGTTCTCGCCCTGAACGTCTGCCTTGATCCGCAGCATGGCATCCATGTTCATCGCCATGGCTATGCCCCCTGCTTATTAATCACCGACATTGCCGCGGCCTCCATCACCTGAAGATCCTCCAGCAGCGCGCGTGGTTCGCTTACGTCGTACAGCTTAAACAACCATTGGACTGCTGCATAGTCCAGCCCAATCACTCCGCTCATTGTGGTGCGCCATTGGGTCTGAACCCTTAGAAACATTTCGACAACATGCCAGTTCTCTGGCCAGATCCCGAAGTCTTCATCCGGTGGCGCCGGCAACTCAGGCAGCGCAAGACCTAAGGCCGCGGCATCGTCGGCGGTTTCGTCAATGACACCACCGCCTGCCCAATGCTCAGCGGCCTCGATCAGTTTTTTCGCTTAGCCCCCTGCAGGCTTTCGAAGTAGGCCACTGTGATCGCGCTTGCCAACATCGGCACATCGAGCAACTGCTCAAGTGCCTTCTGGCTGAAGGGCACCTCCTTGCCATCACCATCTGTTACGCCAGACCAGCCAATCAGCACCTCAGCTGCCAGGTCGGCATCGGTGATCTCCTCACCCTTAATCTGCTGGCCAATCTCAGTGATTCGTGATTGACTCAACCGACGAAATTCCCCATCGAAAGTCTGCCGCTGCATACGGCCACCATCGACGGGGATGTCAAATGCAATCGGCCAGCTGTAGGCGTCCGACTGCTTCAGTACAAAAGCCAAGATCAGGTGTAGACGAGACTCAACTCATCATTGCCTGAACTGGTCGGAACTGCAATGAAGGGCAGATTCAACATTGTCACACCGTCCTGGTCGCTGTAAGTCAGGTTGCCAAGGTCTGACTGTGCAGTGGTCATTGTGCAGCGGTTGCCAGCTGTGGTGCCGTGTTGAAACGTGATGCTGCCAGTGCTCGTGCCGGTTGCGATCGTGAAGTAATCCTTGGCCGTAATGGTTGGCGCCTCAATCACGATCGTGCCACTAGGTGCGCGGTTGGTGATCATGATCTCCTTGGTGCATCCAACCAGCTCCCTGTAGATCACATCATTGGCAATGCTGAAGTTGTATGACTGCAGACAGCCTGCAAACGAGAACGCTGTGAAGTTTGTGGTGTTTGTCTCTTTGAAGATCAGAGGCGTTGCTTGCAGTGCATAGGTAGGAGTCGGCAGCGTCTCATCAGTCGGCGCGTTATAGATGCCAGTCATGGTGAATGCAATCACAGGCACCTGGCCAACTTCACCCGTGATCTCAAACGTGCCACGGCAGCCAGTCAGCTTGTGGCGAATGCCATCTTGGTGGTAGTGAATCGTGCAGCTCTCAAAGCTGGTGCTGATCGGGGCATAGGTAACACTGGTGCTAGCAACGATCGTCTGCCCAACACCACAGCTACGCAGCACAGGACCGTAGGCAGGCGCAGTGCCAGCAGTGCCGGATCCCGCAAGCTCAACCTCGAAGGTGACTTCGACGCGAGTCTGAGCCAGCAGTTGATCGGCCTGGCCCATGTATGGGCGGATCAGATCGCGGTTGACCGTCTCGGCAACTAGCGGTTGGATTTCTAGGTTGCGAACAAGAATCGCATTGCTAGCTCCGGTTGGCGACGAATCTGTGCCGTAGGTGCTTTCAATTTTCGCCAGAATCAGGCGCCGGCGAGTCAGAACTGAAGCCATCGGAGGCTACCTCGGGTTGTGGATGGGGAGCCGGCTGGGTCCGCTCGACGAGCTTTCGCTTGCCGGTTTTGTTGTCGACCAGATAGCTGCCGCCCTGGCCTTGGTATTCGTCCATCATCGTAGCTACTAAGGGCTCTGCGCCAAATTAGCAACCTTCGTCCGATACTTCACCACGAAGTCGCAGGTGATCACACCAGATGGCTGATCAGCTTCCTGCAAATCAAAGCCTACGCCTGTTGGCTGCACGTCATAGGCAAACCCATTACAGGTCAGGTCAGCCATGATCTTGGAATGCAGTGACTCAATAATCGGATCAGCAACCTGATCAGGAATGTCGCCGCGGACAATCACAGCCACCCGCACAGTCATTGTCCAATCCAGTGATGGCGCACTTGTGAGTTGCACACAGACATCACTGATAGGTTCGACTACCAGTGCAGGCAATTCACCACGCGCAAGAGGTTCGACACGGCTTCGGTAGATCCGTGTGCCGACGTTCGTTGTACCTGTGAGGTTTGTTCGGATCCGCGCCAGGATCGACTCACGCCGGGTTGTCATGTCCTTTGGATGCCAAGCTGTACGAATTGCCCATCGTCAATCAGCATCGTCTCCCGCACTGTGTAGGCGACGCTATCGACGGTGATCGCAGCGCCACGAATCAACGCGCCAAATGCTGTGGCTCTGGCAGTCAGCGTGAAGTCAGTCGTTAAGACCATCCCATCGCTGATCACTTGGCTAGGCATGTCCAAGATTCCCTTGGCTGTAGTTGCTCCAGAGGTGCAGGTCACCCCGAAGTCTTCCAAGAAAATGTCGAGATCCTCAGTTAGTGCCATTTGCTTTTGCCTTCCGAGTTGCTTTTGGCTTCTCTTCTACAGCCACCGCTTTGACAGCACGGCCCAGCTGGATCAAAGTTTCAGCGAGTGCCGCTGGCAATTCATAATCCTTACCCGCCTCAAGGTGTTCGCCATCGGCAGCGCAGGAGGCGATGATTGAAACTTTCATAGAAAGAAAGGGGCAGTTGCCTGCCCCTCCTCCTTATCAGGTGGTGGTGATGTCCAAGATGGCGGCGAAGCTCTTCGGATCGCGCACGGCTACGTCAAAGGAGACGATCCCGCGAACGCTGGTTAGAGCCTTGCTGAAGTCATCCTGATCTTCGCCAACAGTGATCTCAAGGCCACTGCCGTAGAAACCGACAATCGCCTGGCTGAAATCACCCATCAGCAGAGCAGAGCAGACGCCGCTGCTGGAGCCTTTCGTCAGAGTGCTGGGCACCTGATTGCTGGAAGCAAGCGGATAGCCGTTCAGGTTCAGCGGGGTGGGGCCGCGGCCGAGGGTTGCGCCCTCAGTGTTGAACAGGAACGGACCGTCATTAGCGGCAAAACCACCGGCGCGCAGTTTCTTCAGAGCAGCAACGACTTTGTGGTTTGTCAGGTATGCCACAGTGTTCGGATTGACTGCGCCATTTACCTGCATAACAGCGGTTTCAAGATCAACCACTTTTTCAAGGGTGATTGCACCGCCGTTAGCGCCCATCGCAACCGAGCCAATACCTGCAGTATTCAGGATGCCAGTCGGTTGACCAGAAGATCCAGAGCCATTAAGGATGCCCAGATCGATGGCAAGGTTGATGCCATCAGTCAGGTCACGCCGCACTAGCTCCTCAATGCCAGGAGTGGCTTGCAGAAGCGTTTGCCGGCTGTACTTAGACAGTGCCGCCAAGTTCTTTGGCGTCATTGTCACCTGATCGAAGGTGCTCTCCGACTGAGTGATGGCGGTGGTTTGGGTGGAGAGGTAGTAGGTCGAAGCCACGCCAGAACGGCGGGGAATCGCCACGTTGCCAACCAAGCCGGTCATCGACCGCACGCCAAGCTGCAGCATCACAGCTTGGTTCCGCAGAAACTCGATGAACTCATCAGCCATCAGATCGGTGGCAACCAAATTGCCGCCCGTTGACGCGCCCGATGTCACATAGGTGGCCCGCTTGTTCAGTGCAGAGAACGGAACAAAGAAGCTGCGCTCAGTCGATTTGCTGATGCCACTCTTCTCAACTTCCTTGCTCAGCTCACGAACAAGACCAGCTTCATGAGAAGACCAGTCATTGCTCAGCAGAGCACGGATGCCGGCAGTGATGCTGTAGTTGGCGCGCTCATTGCTTGCCAGCTCAACAGGTGCAACAGTTTCAACAGGCTTGGCGCCGAGACGCTCAAGCACAACAGTGCGGGCTTCGTCGAGGCTGCGACCACCTTCAATCA